GAATGGTTCACTTATTGCTTTTAAATTATATTGTTCTGATAAATTTTTTAATAATGAAGTGGAACCTGTTCTGGGTAGGGTTATTAATAAAATCTTCATTATATTAAGGTTTTATTTGTAGTATCAATGAATTCATATAAATTATGAAAAAGATTTTTATTTTTCCATATTTTATTAAACTCTTTTTTAAATAATTGATGTTCTGGATGAGTTTCATCCCACACTTGTTTTAATTTAAACTCACCTTCGGAAAAAGTACCCCAGTTGGTTATTTTACCGAAGAATACATTTACCTTTTTATAAAATATGGAATACATTAAATTATAAAAAGTTTCCATTTCCATATAATTAGAATCTTGTACAACAAACGATGTTTTAACCGATATAGGTAATGTACTTATAAATTTAAGATTATTTAATAAATTTTCCCAATTTCCACCCAATCTTGTTTTGTTTTCGTAAGTTTCTTTTGTTCCGGCATCAATACTAATTTCACAAGTATGAACGTATTTATGTATATTAGGCATACTATCCCACATTTCTTTATTCCACATAGACGCGTTTGTATGAAGGTGGATTGATTTTAAATTTGGATATTTTTTTGGATTAAAATTTCTTAAATAATTTCTAAATCCTACCGAAACAAATGGGTCTCCTGAACCTGTGATATATAACGTTTTTACATGCTGTGAATAATATTTATCGATATCCTCAATTGTTTTTTCTACACGTTTTATACCTTCACTATTTTCTACAATTAAATCTACTCTACAAGAAGGACATTTGTAATTGCAAGTTCTATCAAAGTTCATAACCAAATAACCAGGTGTATTATTTGTTATTATTGTAGAGTTAATAGTTGAATCGGATTTTAAACTAATTGGGCCTGATGTTGTTCCATAATTTACTAACTTGCTCAAATATGGACACATTTCTTTATTACAATATTTAAAAGAACCATCTAATATTGAATTTCTAATATCAATACAAACGTTATTATGTATTTCTAATGAAGTAAATGGTACATTACATATGTAATTTTTTAAATCTATTTTGTTTTTCATTTAGAAAAATATTAATGAAACCAAAAATTTAATGCATATCTTGTACCTTCGGTTACGGGTTTTATTTCATGATACTGATATCCTCCATTAAATAAAACACCATCACCTTTTTCTAAATTTACAATTCTATCACTTATATATGTATCTCCACCAATAAAACCATTTGATAATAAAATTATTGATGTTTTATTTTCTGCACCATCTACATGTCGTCTTAACCATCTACCATCTTTGTATTCTGTCATTTGTAACCACATTATTTTACTTTCTGAAAAGTTACTTTTACTTAATTCATTCATTACCATCCTGTAAATTTCTTCATTCCATTTTTCTTTGGGTAATGGTTGACTTTTTTGCTGGCCCCATATTAACCAAACAAACCAATCTGTTTTATGTGATTCACTTAATACACACTCATTCTTAATTTTTTCTATTAAATTATCACAAAATTCGTTTGAAAATAAATTTTTATAAATTTTCATTATATTAATGCATTTCTTTTATCGAATCTTTTTTCAAAATTATCCCACACCCATTGTTTCAATTCATCATTTATAATGATTTTATTTTCTCTTTTAGTTGATTTATTTGATTGTTCTAAAATTAATCTTTCCCCGAATCTATCTTCAATAAAGTCTACAAATTTATCTATTTCTTTAATATCAAATTCATATGTACAATTTGTGTTGGATTTATAAAATCTTTGTGATACCAATGTCGACATTCCATTTGAATTACGTTTTAATGGTTCATCTTTTTCTTTAACCACTTTTAAAAAACATTCTTTATATCCATATCCATATTCGTCTTGTGAATGTAAGAGATTTAAAAAGTCAGTATCGAATGTTTTATATAAAAACTCATTATCAATATCTTCCCATTTACAAATAGGTGTGTGATTAGTATAATATTCTATTGTGTCCCAGACGTAGTTTAATGCACTTAACCATCTAGAAAACCAATCTCTGGTTATACAAATTGTTTCTTTTTTTCCCCACATTTCCAAACAAGCATTTAATGGGACGTGATAGTGTCCTTCCATGACATTTGGGTCATACATTTCTAATTTTAGTTTTGAATTTCTAAGTGCACCTTCTATTGAATAACTTGCACACTTTGGATTAGAAATCCAAATAAGTTGGTTGTTAATTAAATGTGACAAATTTATATAATTGTTTTAGTTGTTTTAAAGGCTTTTAAATATTCATCTTCCACTTCTTTCCATTTGCCCAACGGACAAGACCCGTTTGGGTGAATATGTGTATTTGGAGTATAAACTTTTCCTTTTAATGGACAACCACATTCACCACATTTCAAAGCCCATTCGGTTCCTTTAATATTTAGTATTTCTTGTTTAGATGGACATTGTAAACATATATCAAATCGTTTATCTGCTAAATCTTTCAATTCTGGTGTGTGTCTAATTTTATTATACCAAGCTTTTGAAATTTCTTTAAAATCTATTTTCATATTATAACAAAGTTTTTTTGTAATTATTTTTTTCTTGTATGCCTACCCAATTTACCAAAGTATATCTAACACCCGACTTGACACCCGTTACTCTATGTTCGATATTTGATAAAAAAACAATAGTATTACCTATTCCCTTTTCTACTTTCATTATCGAGCCATCGGATAATTTTAATTCTAAATCACCATCTTCGTATCCATCGTTTAATTGTATAACTAAGGAACAATATCTTTTATATTGTTTAACATCTTCTCCATCGGAATCCACATGCCAACCATAATATTCACCCACTTTATATTCTGTAAATTGGAAATCACTATTTTTATAATCCAAATCAAACCCTTTTATATTAATATTTTCTTGTAGTAATTTAGTTATTTTTTCAAGTATAAATGGAAATTTTTCATAGTAAGGATAAAATGCAACATTAGATTTTCTCTTATCGTAATTAGGTTTAATTTCTCCTACAATTCCTGCCTGCTTTAATGTTAAATGTTCCAATGAAAAGTTTAATATTAAATCACATTCTTCTTTTGTTAATAAATTAGGTATTGATGTATATGTAAATGACATAACTTTTTATATTAGTGATTTTGTGTTTTTTATTAAAAAATTAGAAGGTGACCAATGTAAAAAAAATTGTAATACTCTTTGATTTTCTTTGCAATTTAAAGTATTTCTCCAATGTATGTTTTTATCTGCACCAAATAACAATATTCCATCTCCTACATTTGTATTAAATGAATATTCTTTTCCATCTATTTTAGCAAATAATGGCCATTCCGTATCTATTGTTGATTCTAAACATATAGACATTGTTACACTTATATCCTTTCTATCTATATGTTTTACTAAAAATGCATCATTATAGTATTCTCTAACATATGTGTTTATATTTTCAATATGTGTTACTTCTTTATTAAATTCAAATATTCTTGGTTTTAGGATTTCCAAGTATTTGTTAAAATTATGTGAAGGTCTAAACCCAAACGATTCATTTGTATCAGCCTTAATATCTGATGAAAAATTATTTATTTTTTCAATGTCGAATTGTTTTGACAAAAATTCACACTCTTCCTTTGTTAATATACCTTTTATAAGGTGTATCATGTAACTTATTTTTTATAATTAAGAATTTGCCGCCACAATTAAATTACCAATAGTTGTTATGGTTGTGTTTAATGTATTGATTTCACTATCTGTTATTATTTTTGACATTTTACTTGGTTTTATTTTTTATTTTAAAATTACATACAGAATCCAGAGTATGAGTTTGCTCTACAATATGGTCCAGGATATGCACAATATGGTTCAGCTTTAGGACATGAACTACATGTACCAGGACACGGACAACCATATGGTGGACAAGATGGGCCGTTGTGTTCAATGGAAACAAATGATTCATTATTTGTTGATGATGTTTTGGTTAAAAACAAATGTGCGTTTTCTACCGAAATAAACCATCCAGAAAATACTTTTTTAATTTGAATGTTTGAGGTAACTGTCTTTCTAACAAAATCAACCTGGCCTTCTGTTGTATTTAATAGTAAAACAACATCTCCAATTTGAACATCAAATAAGTTCTCAAATTGAACCTCATTATTTCTTTCAATTAAATATGAAGAAACACCCGTATCCTCCCAAGTGCTATCATCATCAAAGGTTAATTGATTTATATATGATAATAAATTTATCCTTCTTAAATTAGTAACTTTGTTTGTTGAATACGTTGTACCACTTACCAATGTTTCATATGTTATACCAAAATTTGTAGTATAAGATGAATTATCAGTACCATTTGGATTTGGGATATCAATTGTTTTAATCAAATCATTTACCTCTAATTCTAATGCAGTTTTAAATGTACCATCTGCCATTTCAACCAAATCAGTATCTAATAATTTTGGTAACCATCTATTGTTTACCGTAGTTACATAACTATCTCTATATTCGGAAGCTACCTCATAGGTTTCACTATCATATATTACTCCGGTAAAAAACACATTTTGATTCAATTTAGTGTATTGGCCAATTTGGATTGATTCCAATGTTGGTGGATATAATATATTTAAACTTCTTATTACTTTTATATGTCCTTCAAAATTATTAGTAGTATTACAATAATTCTCCATTATAAAATAATCGGATGTAACTTCTGCAGCAATAACTTCATCCAATTGTGTTTGATTTTCTACCTTAAAAAATTTAGGATATGTATCTTTATCATATTCAGGATATCTTGATTTTACTATAAAATTAGGATGTTCACCATTATCTGGTATTGTTGTGATGTTACTAACTACATTATCATTATCATCTTTATATGCAAATTGTGAACCAAATGATTGAGATTCAATTAATTTCATAAACTCAATCTTATCTCTACAATATGTGTCATCAACCAAAGCAGTAGTATCATATGCACTTCTAATAATTAATGTTTCATCATTATCCTCTATGAATGGTATTGTGATGGCATTTTTTCCTACTCCGTGAAATTCATATACAATTGAACTACCGGTATATTGATTTTCTAATGCTTTGTTTAACATTCCCAAATCTCCAACATAATGTATTGATGTAAATCCATTAGTTTCAACGAAATCATATAGTGATGTCAAATCCAAACAATCCGCATCCACTTCTATTTTTTCAGCACCATCCCAACCTACTGCGGTGTTGATTTCGATTGGTTTTAAATTACCATCGTTATCGTACATAAAGTCCGAACCTATTAATACTGTTCTCATATTATTTTAATTAATTTACTTATAAATATCAATATACAAATAATTATTGAAATTACCAAAAATGAATTGAATGTCCTTATTTGGACTTCCTATACCACTTTTTTCTCTCTATATACCAGAATGGAAACTTACACACCCAATAGATAATAGCAAGACAGGCAGTCACCATAATCACAGGAATCAATAGTATAATCGTCATTATATCTTTTATACTTTTAGTGGGAGAGTCCATTTCCGAAAATTGATGTATAAATTCCAACAAATCCAACAATCATCCAAAATATGTTTAGGATAAGATATGCACGATTGTCTCTTTCCCATGCAGCATAAGTTAATATACCGGCATCGATTGTATTCCATATCCACATAGCAAGAAAAGGTGTATCTGGTCCCAATATAGATAGAGTACCAAATGCAATGACTCTCATCACTACTCCGATATGTTCCATCCATTTAACAGTTGATTCATTCAGTAACTTTAATTTCATATTATATCAATTGTTGTTGCTTTTTTGGCATTTGTATTTCTACACCTTCTTCAAATGTAATAATAGCTTCTTCTATTATTGGTTTAGTTTCAGTTGGTACTTCTGATGTAGAATTTTGTTTTTCTCTTTCTTCTTTTAATTCCTGATATAATCCTCTATTATAGATAGAATATGGAATTCCTATTTCTTTAAATAATTGTTCTGCCCTATTCATTCTATCCAATCTATCCATTGGTGTATTCCATTTAGTTGTAAAGTTAACACCATTGATATATTCTAAATATTGTCCTTCTTCTAACCATTTTATTCTTAAAGGTTCATGTATTAAGAATGCCGAACAGGTTACAATTTCATCCATTACATCATGATACTCTTTAATAAAGTCCATTGTTTGTTGGAAATCTTCTTCACCTTCATTTAAGTATCCAATGATTAACTGCATACCGAATTTAAGTGGCCAATCGTATTTAGTACCTTTGTTTTCGGCGTTTACTATTCTTAAATTTTCAAATATTTCTCGTGTACCTTCTCTATTG